ACTACAATGGTTGTAGAGGTGCCGGTTGATGTAGGAGAGAGTATAAGAACCGCGGCTGAACTTTCGATTTGGGAACAATTCAGTTTGGCCGCATTCTTACAACGACATTGGGCAGACAATCAAGTTAGTTGTACGGCGACTTTCAATCCAGAAACAGAAGCAGATGAATTACCATACGTATTAAATTATTTTCAATACAGATTAAAGGGTATTTCTTTATTACCGAGAAAAAATGGTGGTGCATATAAACAGATGCCATATGAAACTATTGATGAAAAAGAATATAATAAACAAGTTAAGAAACTTAGATATTTGAGTTTTGTAGGTATTGAAGGTGAAGAAGCGGAAATAGACAAATTTTGTAATAACGATGTTTGTGAAATTCCGGGAGAAATGATAAAAAACACTTGACTTGTATTGTTTTATTTCGTATATTCATATATCACAAGTAGGGACTTCCTAATCTAAATGTATCAAAATATCTATTACGATAGAAGAATAAATAAAATGCATGTTTGGGATGATAAGTTTGGACATCAAACTTTTCGTTATAAGAAATATGCTTATGTTAAAAATAGAGCTGGAACTTATGTTTCTCTTTATGGTGATAAGTTAAAAAGAGTTACTGATTGGGATAAAGAACAACCAGATTTATTTGAGTCAGACGTTAATCCAGAAATAAGAGTGTTAGTTGATAATTATACTGATTCAGACGAATCTTCTGTGGGACATAAGGTTATGATATTTGATATAGAAGTTGAAGTTACAGATGGTTTTCCTAATATACGAAAGGCTGAAAATAAAATAACATCAATCGCGTTTAATGATTCTATTTTAGATAAATATTTTTGTTATGTGTTAGACTCATCCAATAAATTGAAAGAAAATAATAGTGATGATATTATAGTATCTTTTAAAGATGAATACGATTTATTGAACGCGTTTTTTAAGAAGTATATGGAAATTCAACCTACTATATTAACAGGTTGGAATGTAGAATTTTTTGATATACCATACTTGTATAATAGGGCAAGTCAAGTAGTAGGACAAAATATTGCTAATTTATTATCACCTATTAATATGGTTCACTGGAGTGATTTTAGTAATAGATATAAAGTTGCGGGTGTAAGTATTTTAGATTATTTAGCTTTATATAAAAAGTATACATTTAGTCAACGACCATCATACAGATTAGATGCTATTGGTGAATATGAAGTTGGTGAAAAGAAAGTTGAATATGAAGGAACATTAAATGATTTATATGAGAACGATTTACAAAAATTTGTACAATATAATTTACAAGACGTTAAACTTGTAAAAAAACTTGATGATAAATTAAATTTTATTGAGATAGCAAGAGGGTTGGCTCATTTAGGTCATGTCCCGTATGAAGATGTATTTATGAGTTCACGTTATTTGGAAGGTTCTATTTTAGTTTATTTAAGAAAAAATAATATTATAGCTCCTAATAAACCCAAGAGAGATAAAAGTATTAAAATAGAAAAGTTTGAAGGTGCTTATGTACAAGACCCACAAAAAGGAAAACACGATTGGGTTTATGATTTAGATATTACATCAATGTATCCATCTTGTATTATGTCGTTAAATATTTCTCCTGAAACTAAACTCGGTAAAATTGAAGGTTGGAACCCTGGAGAGTTTTTAAAAAAAGATAACAGAAAAACATATTCACTTACTCAAGATGGAAAAGTATTGAATAGATATACCGAAACAGAATTAAAACGTATGATGGACAACGAACAAATAGGAGTTGCTACAAATGGTGTAATGTATCGTACAGATAAAACGGGATTACTTCCCGCATTATTAAAAAAGTGGTTTGATGAACGAGTTGAATATAGAAAATTATCTAAAAAGTTTTATGAAGAAGGAGATAAAGAAAAATCAGAGTATTTTGATAGAAGACAATATTTACAAAAAGTTGTATTAAATTCTTTATATGGTGTATTAGGTTTACCGGTATTTCGTTTTTATGATTTAGATAATGCAGAGGCAGTTACAAAGACGGGACAATCATTGATTAAGTTTACAAGAAAAATAGCTAACAATTATTATAATAAAGAACTTAATGATGATAAGGATCATTGTATTTACATAGATACTGATTCAGTATTTTATTCTGCTTTACCATTAGTTAAGAAAAGGTTTCCCGAATTGGACATAAAGAATGAGGATAGAATGTCTAAAAGTATTTTACAGATAGCTAGTGAAGTTCAAGTGCATTTAAACAGAAGTTATGATTATTTTGCTAAGAAGTTTTGTAATTTAGATAAACATAGATTTGACATTAAACAAGAGGTTATTGCTAAAAGTGGATTGTTTGTTACTAAAAAAAGATATGGGTTGAAGATTATTAATGACAACGGTAAAAAAGTAAATAAGATGATGATAAAAGGATTAGATACAGTTCGTTCAAGTTTTCCTGTAGCTATGAGAGAAATGTTAAGTAAGGTATTAGAAGATATTTTAATGGATGTTCCGAAAGTAAAATTGGATGAGTTTATTATTAATTTTAAAGATAGTATGAAACTTATGGATTTTAATAAAATCGCGATTCCAATTAGTGTAAAAGGTATACATAAATATTATAATAAACAAGGTGATATATTTAAATCACATTTTTTAAGAACACCAGTTCACGTTAAAAGTGCTTTACATTATAATGATTTTCTTAAATATAATAAGATTTCAAAACAATATTCACCTATATTTAATGGTGAAAAAATTAAATGGATATATTTAAAACAAAATCCTTTAGGATTAAATACGATAGCATATAAGGGATATGAAGATCCACCGGAAGTATTAGAATTTATTAGACAATATATTAATCATGAAAAAATTTACAAACAAGCCTTACATAAAAAAATTATGATGTTATATGACGCTCTTAGATGGGATGAACCCACAGATGCAACAAAAACAATAGAAAGATTTTTTTGAATTTAGAAAAAATAAACAATATATATATATGTATATACGGTTATAATCAATAGGAGAAAACACAAATGAATAAACAAAAATTAGTACGGTTTATTAACAAATATTATTTGAATGGGATAGCAGATTCAGTAGTATTAAAAAGTAATTCAAGTGAACAAAAATTAGTTACAAGATTCGTATCAAGTGATAAAACTTTATTAGGTATTATACAAATGGATAGATGGAATTTTGAGGATGCAAATATAGGAGTTTATACTACTGAACAATTATTAAAGTTATTATCTGTATTAGATGAAGATATTAATGTTTCAATAACAAAGTCTGGTGATAAAACAATTTCAATGAAAATATCAGATTCGTCATCTTCAGTAAATTATATGTTAAGTGATCCTTCTATTATAAATGAACCACCTCAATTACAAAATATTCCTAATTTTGAGTTGAGTATAAATGTAACACCTTCTGTTATTAACAAATTTACATCTGGTAAATCAGCGTTACAAGATTCAACTACGTTCACAGTTATTACTGATGAAACATCTACAAAATTAGTTATAGGATATTCGACAGTAAATACAAATAGAGTTACTATTCCAGTAATTACTTCAGAATTTAGTCAAATAGATAAAGTTTCTTTTAATGCTGAATACTTTAGTAATATATTAGTTGCTAATAAAGAATGTGAAAGTGCTTTTTTACAGATCAGTAGTGAAGGTTTAGCTAAGATAAATTTTAAAATAGATGATTATAAATCTACTTATTGGTTAGTTGCGACAAGTGAGGTTGATTGATGTCCGACTATCTATGGGTAGAAAAGTATCGACCATCCAATCTTGGTACTTATATTGGGAATGAACATCTCAAAAGTAAAGTATCAATTTATCTTGAGAGTGGAGATTTACCACATCTTCTTTTGTATGGGAAGGCCGGTACAGGTAAAACCACTCTCGCTAAATTACTTGTAAAGAATATAGAATGTGATTACTTATATATTAACGCCTCAGATGAGAATAGTGTAGATACAGTTCGTAATAAAGTTAGACAATTTGCTTCAACTGTTGGTTTTAAAGATTTAAAAGTAATCATTTTAGATGAGTGTGATTACATTACACCAAACGCTCAAGCCGCACTAAGAAACTTAATGGAAACATTTAGTAAACATTGTAGATTTATATTGACTTGTAATTATGTAGAAAGAATTATAGACCCGATACAATCTCGGTGTCAACTATTTCAGATTATTCCACCATCTAAAACAGAAGTTGCCCAAAGATTGAATCAAATTTTAGAAGAAGAAGAAATTAATTATGAATTACAAGATTTGAAAATATTAATAGATTCTAATTATCCAGATATCCGTAGAGTTATTAATTCAGCTCAAAGAAATGTAGTTAATTTACAGTTAAAATTAGATACTGCTAGTGTTATTCAAAATGACTATAAATTAAAACTATTAGAGATTTTAAAAACACAAGATAAAAAGGACGCATTTAAAAATATAAGACAACTTTTAGTTGATAATCAAGTTAGAGATTTTACAGATTTATTTAAATTGTTATATGATGAAGTAGATAGTTATGGAAGAGGTCATGTGGCTGAATGTATTTTAGTTATTGCAAGATATGAACTATCAGATAGTCAAGTAGTTGATAAAGAAATCAATGCTATGGCAATGATAATAGAATTATTAGGAGTAATAAAATAATGAATGAAAAATATTGGGGAGAAAAAAAACCCATTAAGAAAAATGCACAGACTCCACCGGCAGAAAAACATATAACAGTTCATGAGAATAAGATTTATTATTATGCCGGTGTTAATAGAGATAGTGCAGCAGAATTAAATAAAAAGATAGGTGAGTTAGAATCTAAAAGTTTAACACTTGGAAATAATTTAGATATAGATCCACCAATATTAAAAATATTGATAAATTCAGGTGGAGGTTCAATTACTGCAGGTATTTCAACAATGGATACTATATTGAGATGTAAAGTTCCAATATATACTTATGTAGATGGATTCTGTGCAAGTGCGGCTACATTTCTTTCAGTAGTAGGTGAGAGAAGATTTATGAGTAGAAATTCTTATATGTTGATCCATCAGTTATCTTCAAATTTTTGGGGAAAGTATTCTGAGTTTGAAGATGAGAAAAAGAATTTAGATTTAATGATGACTACTATTAAAAATGTGTATAAAGAATATACTAAAGTTCCAATGAGAAAATTGGATAAAATACTAAAACATGATTTGCTATGGGATGCAAAAATGTGTTTAAAGTATGGATTAGTAGACGAAGTTATTTAGGAG